GCGGCGATGACGTGACCGATCGGCTGGTCGTGCCGGTGCTGCCAGAGCAGCGGCAGCGGCAGCGTGAATTTCGCGCCGCTCGGCACCATCACGTCACCCTGCCGGTCGAGCTCGGGCGTCGACGCGACGCCTTCGATGACGCGCTGCTCGCCGTCGAGCGCCTTCGTCAGCGTGAACGTCGAGTACGCGCGCGTCGGGGTCGGCATGAGCGGGGTGCCGAATACGGTGCCATGCCCGCGCGCGCCGGAAGGTTTTCTAGTAAGTGGTCAGCGGCTGCGGCGCTGCAGCAGGATGCGGCGCACGAGCCCGCTGACCGACTCGTCGCGCCGCTCGGCTTCGCGAATCAGCCGATCGTGTTCGCTCGCGGGTAGCCACGTCATGACGCGAGAGCCCGGCTCGCGCGCGATCGGGCGCCCGCCTTTGCGCGGCGTCTGCGGCGGCGTCTCATCAGCCATAGCTCGCCTGCTCGTCGTCGGCCTGCACGTACCGCCCCTGCCCGTCGCGGTAGAACGGCCCGTGCTTCGTCGCGCTGCCGTCGGCGGCGCGGTCGGGCCGCGCGACGACGAGCAGATCGTCGATCCAGAGCGGCGGCGCCGCCGCCCGCCGCAGAATCGCCTGCATCCAGTCGAAGTCGTGCTCGACGTATTGCGCGGTCGGCATCGCGTCGACATAGAGCGCAGGCGCCGCGATGCAGCAGCCCGAGATGTGCGACTTCTTCATGCGCGGCTCATCCCAGAGCACACGCCGCCAGGGTGCGAGAAACCGATACAGCACTGGGCGCTCGGGGTAGCGATCGGTGAGCGGGCGCAGGCGGGCGAACGCGCCGTCGACGAAGATGTCGTCATCCCCGAGCGTGAAGACGTGCGAGCACGACAGGTGCAGCTCGGCGCGAATCGCGGCGTTGATCTGCTCGACGCCAAACCAGTGATACCCGGCATCGTAGGCGAGCGCGATGAAGCCCGCGCCGCGCGACGTGACGAGCTCGCAGAGCCCCTGCAGATACGTCGGGCTTTTCTCGAAGGCGTCGAAGACGACGATCAGCCGATCGCCAGGGCGCCGCGCCTGCCGCGCGAACGAATCGAGCGTCGACGCGAGCGACGGGCGCCCGGCAGATCCGATGAGCACGCAGTAGGTCGACTCGATCATCACGCCCCTTCGCGGTCGATGCGCGCGGCGGTTTGCAGCGGTGTCGGGCGCTCCAGCACCGTGACGTGCGCCGTGCCGCTCAAGACGTGCAGCCCGACGTCGACGCGACTACACCGAAACCAGCCGAGCGTCTCTTCGCGCTCGCGGAGTGTCGGCCAGCGGGTCTCGTGCAGCGGGTGTGAATGGTCTCGTCTCATGGTTGCGGCTCAAGAATCTCGGGGTACGGGGTGACGGTGAACACGCAGTCGGGCTCGAAGCAGTGACAGCAGTCGAATTCGACGCAGGTCTCATCGACCGGCAGCCCGTCGAAATCGAAGCAGTAATGCGCGAAGCGCCCGACGAGCACGACGCCCCGCCAGTGCAGACATTCCGCGCGCCAGCCGACCGACGCCCGATGATCAGCGGTGCGGGTCATTCGCGACAATCCTGCAGCAGCTCGTCGAGCCAGCGATCGAAGCGCCGCATCGCGGCGAGCAGCTCGTCGACGTCGTGCCAGCGCTCGTCGCCGCGTTCGTAGAGCCATGCGTCGAGCGCGGCGACGAAGAAATTCGTCTCGAAGCCGGTCTCTTCGTTGATGGCTTCATAGGCGTCGCGGCGCGCCTGCTGAAATGCAAACGTCTGCGCGAGTCGCACGTAGTCGATCGGGTCGCGCGTCATCCGAGCACCAGCATCTGATACTCGGGCCCGGGCTGCTGCACGATTGCGCGGCTCGCCGCCATCACGAGCGCGACGACGCCGTCGATCTTTTCCTTCGCGCGCACCTTGTCGAGCCGCAGTTCGTTATACCTGCCGGTCGTGACGACGGTGTTATCGGCCATCCAGCCGAGCACGGCGTGCCCGTTGTGCGCGAGCACGCCCGTCGTCACCCAGCTCGCGACTTTGCGAATCGCTTCGTTGAGCTGAAACCCCTGCGGCGTGTCGACCATCGTGACGCCCTGCCCCTGCAGGTGCAGCGCGAGCTGCTGCGCGAAGCGCTTGTCATACGCGAGCTCGCGCACGTTGCTGCTCTGACAGTCGGCGAGCACCTGCGCTTCGACCAAATCGAGATCGGTCGTGTCGCCGGGCGTGATGTCGAGTAGCCCGGCTTGCCGCCATGCGAGATACGGGCGCTCGGGCCATTTGTGCAGCGCCGCTTCGGGCAGCCAGAAGCGGCAGCGCACCGCGACGCGCCCGTCGCCGAGCAGATAGATGCGCACCCATGCGGTGAAATCATCCGACTGCCCGAGATCGAGCCCGCCGAAACACGGCGCGCCGACGAGCTCGTCATCGCGCGCCGACGCGCACGCATCCCACTGCCCGCGCTGAAAGAACGCCGTATGCGCGAGCGTCCACTGATTGAGATAGAGCCGACGGAAGGTGTTTTCCTGCGCCGGAATCTGCCGCGCGCGCTCGAAGAGAATGCGCATATCGTCGATCGATCGGAAATCCCCGAGCGCCGGATTACACGCTAGCCAGACCTTCTCGTCGGTCCAGTCGGCGTCGTCAGGCGCTTCGAAGATAATCGGCAGAAACGTCGGGTCGAGCGACGGCTGCACCGCGACGCGCTTCGCGTGCGAATAGAGCTCCCAGAGAATCGACGTGCGATCGTAGCCCGCCGTCGTAATCGCGATCGTGAGCGGCTGCAGGCGCGCGCCTTGCGCCGTCGTCAACACATCCCATAAGCCCCTATCAGGGGCAGCGTGCAGCTCGTCATAAATCACAATGGACGGATTCAGGCCATGTTTCGAGTACGCCTCTGCAGAGAGCGCGCGATAAAACGAGTTGCTCTTCCGATGCACGATGCGCTTCTGCGACTCGATGATCTCGACCGACGCGAGCAGCTCGGGCTCGGCGCGAATCATCGCGGCGGCGACGTTGAAGACGAGCGCGGCCTGCTCGCGCTCGGCGGCGGCACTGTAGATTTCGCCGCCCTGCTCGCCGTCGAACAGCAGAAAGTAAATCGCGAGCGCGGCGCAGAGCTCCGATTTGCCGTTCTTGCGCGGCAGCATCAGCAGACACGTGCGATACCGCCGCAGCCCGCCGCGCTTCGTGCGAAAGAGCGGTCGGATGATTTTGTGCTCCTGCCAGGGGCGCAGGTCGAACGGCTGCCCGGCGAACGGGCCCTTCGTATGCGTGAGCCGATTGATGAGCGCGACCGCCCGATCTGCCGCAGTCATCTGCGCCGCCAGAGGCTAAACGCGATCGCCGAGACCATCCCGACGAACAGCACGGTCGCGATGACGACATCGACCGGCATCACAGCACATCGGCCCATTTGCTCTGCGGCTTCGCAGGCGGTTTCGCGTGCACGCGCACGCGCGAGCTCGGCGTCATCCCGAATTCGACGAGAAACGCGCGCATCTGCAGCAGCGCGTTATGCGCGATCTTCACGTACGGCGACACGACCGGCAGCCGCCCCTCTTTCGTCTTGAGCACCATGCCGAAGCGCCTGATCTGCGCGGTCGCTTCTTTCCACTGCCCGTACGATGTGCAATACGCGCCGAGCGCCGAGCGGTCGGTCTCGGTGAGCACGCCGCAGCTCGTCAGCAGCGGCACGAGCCGCACCCATTCGGCGCGCGCGTCATCTGACAGGAAATCCGGCACGTCTGCGCCGTCGAGCGCGGGCGCCTGCGGCTCGTCGGGCGGCAGCGGGCGGCGCCCCGGATTGCCGCGCAGCACGCGCAGCGCCGTCGGCTGCGGCTTCCTGCCCTTCATGACGGCGGCACCTTCGCGGCACGCTGCCCCGTGAATTCTTCCCAGCGGTCGATGATGACTTGGCAGTACGACGGCGCGAGCTCGGTCATTCGGCACGCGCGCCCGAGCTGCTCGCACGCGATGAGCGTCGAGCCGCTGCCGCCGTAGACGTCGACGACGAGATCGTCGGGCGCGCCCCACTGCTGCAGCATGTCGACGAAGAGACTGACGGGCTTCTGCGTCGGGTGCACGCGATGCCGCACGTCGCTCGTGTTCTCGCTGCTGAGAAAGCCAAACCAATCGTGTCGCAGCATCCGGCGCTTGTGCCGCACGCGCGACCAGCAGAGCTCGAATTCTGATCCGATGCCGTCGGCCTGCGATTCTTTCCGCTTATCCCAGACGAGCCATGAGCCGCTCGTGCGATCGGGGATGCGCTCGGCGTAGTAGTCGGCGCCCCAGAGAAAGATTTCGCGGCACCGCGCGAACGTCTCGAAGAGATGCGCCGGGTCGAACGGCTCGTCGTCACCGATGACCGGCTCGTACGTGCTGCCGCGCGTCTTCTTCGCCATCGCCTTGAGCGAGCCCGAGATGCCTGACCAGTCGGTGTCGAGCTTCATGCCGTACGGCGGATCGGTCAGCAGCACCGTCGGCGCGTCATCGCCGAGCAGCCGCGCGATGACCTCGGCATCACGCGCGTCGCCGCAGATCAGGCGATGCCGCCCGAGCGTGAACGCATCGCCGACGACGATGTCGGTCTCGCGCACGCGCGGCACGGCGTCGGGCTCGGTCTGCCCTGGCGCGGCGGCATCGACGCCGAGAAGTTTTTCGAGCTCGTCAGGAAAGAAGAACGCCGTCAGGTCTTCGCCGTTCTTGAGATCGGCGGCGAGCTGCTCGACATTCCAGTCGGCGAGCTCGGCGGTGCGATTGTCGGCGATCGCGAGCTGTCGCTTCTGCGCAGCGGTGAGCCCGCGCCGCCGTACGGCGACGAGCTCAGACCCGTCGGCGTCGACGACGTGAAGCCGCGTAATCCCGACCTGCGCGGCGGCTTCAACCACGCCATTCCCCGCGAGTATCACCCCGTCTTCGTCGATGACGATCGATCGCGCGGCGCCGACGAGCTGCAGCGCGTCTGCGACCATGCCGACGTTGCGCGGATTGTGCCGCCGCCGATTCTTCGGGTCGGGCGTGAGCTCAGCGAGCGTGCCGGGTGCGATTTGATTCAAGTCAAAAACCTCGAGACGAATCGACGAAAACAGGCGCGAAAATGCGAAATTCTCAGTTCTGCGAGCGCGCGTGCGTGAC